GTATTAACAATGCTATTAGAACACTCATGGCACAAATTCGTGACTTACAGTCAGGTGTTAGTGGTGACACTATTCCTGTTGCAGCAGGTGGTACTGGTGCTAATACAGCAGCTTCAGCTAGAAGTTCTTTAGGTCTTGTTATTGGTACAAACGTATTAGCTCCTCCTTCAGGCACAGCTATTTTAAAAGCTAACTCTGGTGGTGCTTTAGCAAACGCTACAGCAGGTACAGACTATGCAGCAATAGGCACAGCATCTACATGGTCAGCATCACAACGTGGTACAGTTACTACAGACAATGATGGTTCATTTGATATGTCTGTTACTAATAACTTCTCATGCACACCTTCAGGCACATTTGCTCTTACCTTTACTAACATCACAGCAGGTCAGTCAGGTTATATTCTCTTAATTAATACTGGTGGTCATGCAGTCACAGCAGCAGCAACTACTAAAGTAGGGGCTACATTCTTAACAGGTGTAAGTGCAGCAGGGACATATTTACTATCTTATTTCTCTAATGGCACTAACGTATATGTAACAGCATCTGGAGTGCTTGCTTAATGGCTATTTTAAACAATAGTAATGCTATCAGTACTGCTGGTGGCTATGATATAAATAACTCACTTCGCTTTAGAAGTAGTGCGTCTGCTTATCTAAATAGAACTGCTGGAAGCACAACAAATAGACAAACATGGACTTGGAGTGGATGGGTTAAAAGAGGAACTTTAGGTGCAAGACAACATATTTTTGTTTCAGCTAACCCTGTAGTTAATAGTAGTGGGCAACAAGAATTTCAATTTTGTTTTGACTCATCAGATAGAATAGAAATAACAGGTGGAACAAGTGGTGTTGGTCAAGACTTAAACCTTACTACAACACAAGTATTTAGAGACCCTAGTGCTTGGTATCATTTTGTAGTTGTTGCAGATACAACTCAAGCTACATCTTCTAATAGAATGAAATTTTATGTGAATGGTAACCAAGTTACAGCTTTTGGAACTGCAATATATCCATCACAAAACTATAATACTTCTGTTAATTTAACTGGGTTCTCACACAGAATTGGTGGTTCTGGTGGTTCTTATTTAGATGCTTATCAAGCTGAAATTAACTTCATTGATGGCTCTGCCCTAACACCATCATCATTTGGTGAAACAGATACAACTACAGGTTCATGGAAACCTAAAGCCTACACTTCTACTTATGGCACTAATGGCTTCTACCTTAAATTCTCTGACATAGCTACTACTTCAGGTTCTAATGCAGGTCTAGGTAAAGACTTTAGTGGTAATGCTAACTACTGGACTACTAATAACATATCTGTGACTGCAGGCACAACCTATGATGCTATGCTAGACAGTCCTACGCTAACAAGTGCGACTGTGGCTAATTACCCAGTATTAAATCCATTAATAAAACAAGGTTCTGGCTCTGTAACAGAAGGTAATTTAAAAGGTGCTGGTTCAAGTTATGAATGTTGGGGAACAATGGCTTTCCCATCTACAGGTAAGTATTATTTTGAATATACGCACAATGGCTCTACTGGAGCAGGCAATGGTCCAGCAATAGGTATTGTAGGGCTTAATAAACCAGATGAAGACTATGGTGTAAAATATAATAAAAATGGAACTAAATGGCTTAATGGAACTAACAGTATTACGTATGGTGCATCTTATACAACTGGAGATGTTATTGGTGTAGCTTATGATGCTGACAATAATAGCATTACATTCTATAAAAATAATACATCTCAAGGTGCTACAACTACTGCAAGTGGATATACATATTTACCTTATCACTTTGATAATTCAGGAAGTGGTGGGTTTTTAAACTTTGGTCAAAGACCATTCTCTTACACACCACCTACAGGCTTTGTAAGACTAAACACATATAACCTACCTGATAGCACTATCAAAAAAGGTAATACTGTGATGGATGCAACATTGTGGACAGGAACAGGAACAAATTTAAATGTGGTAAATGCAAGTCAATTTAAACCTGACTTTGTTTGGATAAAAAATAGAAGTACTACAAACTATCATAATTTATTTGACTCTGTTCGTGGTGTTCAAAAAGCACTATATTCAAATGCTACAGATGCGGAAGCAACAGAAACTCAAGGTTTGTTAGCTTTCAATTCTAATGGCTTTAATATGGGGACTAATGGAGGCACTAATGGAAGTGGAAATGCACTTGTAGGTTGGCAATGGCAAGCTGGACAAGGCTCAACATCATCTAACACTAATGGTTCTATCACATCCACTGTATCTGTAAACACAACTGCTGGGTTTAGTATTGCTACATTTACATCTACAGGTGCAGCTGCTACAGTAGGTCATGGATTGGGTGTTGCACCTAAAATGATTATTGTAAAAGCTAGAAATAATGCTTCAGGTTGGGCTGTTTACCATGCTTCTGTTGGAAATACAGGGGCATTAAGATTAGATACAACAGCTGCAACATCTACAACTATTGATTGGTGGAGAGATACAAGTCCAACATCAAGTGTATTTAGTATTGGTGCAAACTTCCCAAATGCTTATACATCTGTAGCTTATTGTTGGGCAGAAATAGCAGGGTTTAGTAAGTTTGGTTCTTACACAGGTAATGGTAGTGCTGATGGTCCATTTGTTTACTTAGGATTTAGACCTAAATTTGTATTATTATATAATACTGCTGGTGGTGATTTTTGGTATATATTAGATAGTGCAAGGGATACTTATAACGCTACAGGGTTATATTTATATCCAAATTCATCTAACGCAGAAGGTGATTTGCGTAGCACTTACCCACAAGATTTTTTAAGTAATGGATTTAAAGTAAGAAATGCAAGTTTTCCAAATGCAAATGGAACAAATATTATTTACGCTGCTTTTGCAGAAAACCCATTCAAAAACTCTAACGCAAGATAAGGAAAAATTATGTTTTTATTAAACGGTAACAGACTTCCAGAAGGCACATCCTTCTATGACGCTAATGGAGTTCAGTATGGCTCTGGTTGGCTTAACCAAGCCACAGAAGCACAGAAACTAGCTATTGGTATTACATGGGTAGCAGACGCTGTTCGTGCTGACGATAGGTTCTATTGGGATGGTAACATTAACAACCCTAAAGCATTAGCAGATGTAACTGAAATTGTAGACGGAAAAGAATATGTAACTAAAGGTCTTAAGTCTAACTTTATTGCACAAACAAAACAAACTGCTGGTTCATTATTAGCACAAACTGATTGGTATGTAGTTCGTAAAGCAGAACGCAATGTAGATATTCCTGCTAACGTAGTGACTAAACGTGCAGCTATCGTTACAGAAGCAGACAGACTTGAAACAGCAATTACTAATGCAGCAAATGTAGAAGCTCTTATTGAGGTATTAAACGCACAAAACTGGAGTGAGTAATGCCTACGCAAAGAATAGCTTTTACAGAATGGTTACCAGACCAGCCTACGACAGCAAATGCTTTACTAGAGGCTAATAACGTCTATCCACTAACGATAGGTTATGGTCCATTTCCATTGTCTGCTGACTATTCTAGTGCAGCTAGTGAAGACTTAAACAACGTAACTGCAGCTAAGTTTAACTTAGAAACACAGTTATTTGCAGGTGGAAATACTAAACTATTTAAGTTTAACCCAGCTACTGCAGCTTTAGTAAACGTAAGTAAATCAGGTAATTATTCTAGTACAGAACGCTGGAGTTTTACACAGTTTGGTAGTGCAATATTAGCATCTAATAACACAGCTAAAATACAAGCATGGTATGTAGGAACTTCTACAGCTTTTGCAGACGTATCTGCTACAGCACCTATTGCTAAATTTATTACAGTAGTAAGAGATTTTGTAGTTGCTGCTAACATTAGTGGTACACCTAACAAATTACAATGGTCAGACATTAATGATGAGACTGACTGGACTTCAGGTGGTGCATCTCAATCAGACTATCAGTTGATTGCCGAGGGCGGTAATATAACTAATATTACTGGGGGTGAATTTGGTATCGTTTTATTAGAACGTGCTATTTATCGTATGTCATATATTGGCTCACCATTATTCTTTCAATTTGACGCTATCTCACGTAACCTAGGTTGTAATACACCAGGTTCAGTTACACAATACGGACCTAATACATATTTCTTAGCAGATGACGGTTTCTATGGTTGTGACGGTACTACAGTCTATAACATTGGTAATGATAAAGTAGACGAATACTTTTATGACAATATGGCTTTAGCACAACAAGATACTATTAGTGCTGCTGTAGACCCAATTAGAAACATTGTAGTATGGAATTATCCTAATACTTCAGGTGGTCGTTCACTTCTTATCTACAATTGGTTAGTTAAGAAATGGTCTTCTGCTAGCACTACTTCAGAATACATTGTATCACTAGCTTCATCTACTATTGCATTAGAAGGTTTAGATGCTTACGGTACTATGGACTCATTACCTGCTTCACTAGATAGTCGTATTTGGTCAGGTGGTAAGTTCTTATTTGGTGGTGCAGATGGTGCTAAAATTGTTACATTTACCGGTGTTAATTCTACTGCTTCTATCGTAGTAGGCGAAATGGAATTTGGATATAACTCTATAGTCACTAATGCTCGTTCTCAAATAGATAATGGTGCAGTTACAATAGCTGTTGCATCTCGTAAAGAGTTAGATGACTCTGTTACTTATAGTTCTACAGTTACACAAAATTCAGATGGCAAATGTCCATTACGTTCTTATGGTCGCTATCATAGACTTAAAGTGACACCTACAGGCACATGGACACATGCTATATCTGTAGACGTAGACTACACACCAAGTGGCGGTAGATAATGTCTAGGGACATGTATCGTAAACTGAATTGGCAAGGTGGCACACCTCGTGAAGTATCAGAAATAGTAAACAATTTAGTAGAAGGTAAGTCTAACAACACAGGTGAAATTACTTTAGCTGCTAGTGGTGCTACTACTACAACCATTAGTGATGAACGTATAGGTTTTAACTCTGTAGTATTGCTTATGCCAACTACAGCTACTGCTGCTAGTACAACGTATGCTGAATTTCCTTATGGTGCATGGCAAGATAGCACAACACAGTCAGCAGCAAGTACGACTACAGCATATCCTATTACATTTAATACTGTAGACTATGAAAGTGGAATTACATTAGCAAGTAGCTCTCGTTTAACAGCTACTTATGCTGGACTATATAACCTTCAGTTTAGCTTTCAATTATCTAATTTAGCCAACTCTACAGAAGATGTAGATGTATGGTTTAGAGTAAATGGTACAGATGTTCCAAAGTCTAATAGCATATTTGGTTTAGCACCTAGAAAAAATCCTAGTGACCCATATCATATCATTGCTGCTATGAACTTTTTTGTTTCATTAGCTGCTACAAATTATGTGCAGATTATGTGGAGAGCATCTAGTACAGACGTTACTATTAAAGCTCAAGCAGCACAAACATCACCTACTAGACCAACA